CCAAACATTGGCGCTAATCGTTTTACAACAGAGTGAATCTTAATGAAGTTATTTCTCCACTCTAAGTTTTTAGTCTTTCCTGCTCGGCTGCTAGTAGTCACAGTTTTAAATTTCGATTCCATAGTTGCGTTACGATCTTAGTTTTTTGTGCATCCATATCCAGCGTGTTGATATGCCACCCATGCACGTTAGTATTCTTGGGTAGCGGTGCGCTGTAAACTAACCCACCATTCTCCATTGATCTTAGCGCCCTGTTAATATCGCTTGGACGCTTATCCATAACCTCAGCATACTGCTTTGCGGTCTTACCTGAACTGTTCTTAACCAATTTATAAAGAACAACTCTAATCGGGTCTTTCTTTACAGCTTCATAATTGTTTCTATGTATATTAGTAATCACTTACATTCCCCTCCAAAGGCATCGCCTTACCCTCTCTGCTTGTGAACTGCATACTCTCTTTGTGGAAGTATAACCCAAAATCTAACTCAGTCCCATCCTGCCGGTTTTTAACAAGTTTTAAGTAAACATCTGGCTGGTTTAAAAACTTCTCATCAAAAGGATAAAATTTATCCCTTAGCGCCATCGCTTTTTCTCTAGCTTTATTTCTGAACACTACAAACACTTTATCCGCTAGATCAGATATTTCACCAGCACCTCGAATACTAAATTTGCCTACCTGCTCATTCTCATCCGAGCCTTTGCGCATGTGGCACACTAGATGAATATGCATGTTGTACATTTTAGCGGCTGCTCTTAACTGATTAACAAACTCACCTTGAGCTGTGTAGTCTTCACGACCAACGCCGCACATTGTTAGACTATCTATCGCTAAGTGATTGATGTCAAGCTCTTGCCCAGCATAGTGTACAAGGCCCAGCACACGCTCCTGTGGAACTTTATCCAAACAATCATAAATGTGTCCCACCTCTTTCATTCTCTCCAACCAACCTAGCGCAAAATCTCTTGATGGTGAGCAGCCTGCTGCTTGTGAGCACATCCATTGTAATGTTTCTTCTGGCTTCATCTCCATTGACGCTACCAAACACCTGCGACCTCTGGCCATTAAGTAAGTAAAAACATTACTCAGCAAAAGTGTCTTGCCGTGACCATTGATTCCTGACCATATTGATAGCTGGCCCTGCCCTAGTCTCACAGCGCTATGAGTCTTTGACCAAGGCAGTTTATCGCCAACCAAACCACTGCCACCCTCCAACTGCTTCAGCAACCTATCGCCATAGGAATTAAATGCGCCAATTTCTTGACTCTCTTGCTTTCCAATAAAACCTAGTAACTCTTTATCTGTAATATCAATCTTTTGCATTTCTCTCTCCTTAAACCCATATTGATGGTTCTTGCTGTCTGCTATCGCCTTTCTTAATCGTTAATACATCCCACTTATCCCTTAATTTCTTTGGACTCAGGATATTTGACTTCCAAAAATCATCGCTATTGGCAAACCTGAATAAACTTAGTATCTCGCTATGAGAATAGTTATCTTTTTCTCTCATCAACCTGATCTCATTAGCCCAAGATTCCATAGCTGGTTTTCGATGCTTTGGATTCAAGGTTAAGATCAAATTGTAGATCGTTTCTGCTGTTTCAAGATCACCATTTTCGTAGTGTAGGTTCTTTTTAGGTTTACTTATAGGTTTGTGTCCCATATTTGGTACTGCTTTTGGGAAAATTTGGGCCACCCCCTGTCCCATATTTGGTACTGCCTCTACCGCAAGGAAATACTGATTACTGGAACCCTCAACCTTAATTCTGCTAAGCACCTCTTGATCACTTAAAACTCGCAAAGCCTTCAGTACAGTTTTTCTATCTAGCGATGTCTTTCTTGAGATGTAATTCACACTAGGATTACACTGGCCTGTATCACCATTATGACAATCTGATAGGCATAAAAGCACTAACTTCTCAGAGGAAGGCACTTGTATACCCCAAGCCCAGAATGTCGCCTGTGCGCTCATACAGAGCCTCTCAGCGCCATAAACGATGCTAGTTCATCGTTCTTATCTTCTTTTGTCTGCTTCAATCCTTTTTCTCTCCTGCTCTGTACTATATCTAAATGCAATTCGTGATAACCAATAGGTTTTATCCTGCGTTTTATGTGACATTCGTATCCATCGTCAGGAAATAACTCGTGATACTTCATTCCAACGCTATCAATAACTTCATTAGCACCACAGCCAGACCAGCACTTGATTAAGATTTTGCCATTTTCTGCTTCATCGATACAAAGTGAGGGGCTTTTATCATCGTGTGAGGGGCATAATGCCACCCAACTTCTAGTGTGACCTTTTCTAGCCTTTACTTCCTTGGCGTGATTAAGTTTTGACACTAGCTTGTCTGCTGACATACCGCACTCCTTAGCTCCTTGACTAATTTGAATTCTCTAGCTCTAGTGTCGGGAACATCTTCTTTCCACTGATAGACAGCCTGGACTTTGCAGTTAAAGTACTCAGCCACTTCCATAGGTGAACCAAAGAACTCTACTAACTCTTCGTAACTTACTTTCATATATACCTCCAATTGATGTGAGCAGTAAATGTAATGTAGCTTACATAAAATAGCAAGCGTTTTTTTTATTACAAATCGTTAATTGTTTTTTTAAATAAATTAAACTATAGTTCGTACTCAGTTCTGAGGAGGACAATTACATGAATAACATTCCAGATAATCCCGCAAGAGTAGCACCACCAGAATCACCTAAAGGTTTTTCCATTGATGAAGCTAAGTTTGATTTCTTAGACAGCTACTTAGACTCAGATGATATATCCACTCCGTTTCATGCCGCTTTAGAAGATGTCGTTTTTGGAAACGGTTTTCTTCATGCTTGGCTTCGTAAGCTTTATACAGTAAAACGTGATGAAGTAGAGCTGGATATGAGAGATCTTTTAAAAGATGTTGTGTCTGACTACGTTGAGGAGAACTTGTGAAAGTTAAAAACTTAGCAGAAAATGGTCTTACTGGCTCTGACATTGGTGACGCTATGTCTGCCCTAGCGCAAGAGGGATGGCTTGAGTATGATCTAATGGCGACTATGAATAACTACATGAAGTCTAACGAATTTGTTAATGGTTATGCGTTTGCAAAACATGTAGAGGGTTTAGCTTTAGAGTTATGGCGAACCGAGCAAAAAGCTATAGCAGAGCGCAACGCTGATAAGGAGTTACCATTCTAATGACTCCTATCGAAGCAGATTTCAATCCGGTAAGCCATGAGCATTTTAAAGCTGTAAACCATGAGCACCGAGGTGTTAGATACGAGAAGCATTCTAGGAAGTTAAGATCTGGAACCAGTCGCTTTATATCTGATGCAAGTTGCCTCAAGTGTGGATCTTACACTAGAGTCTGGGTAAGCAAAGGCAGCACATCTAAATGTGTAGCATGTAAGCAAGAAGCGCAAAGAAAGATTATTGCAAAAAAGGAAAAGAAAGCGGGCTATATAGCTGTAGACATTGAGAAGCGCAGAGCTATAGAAGCCCACCAGGAAAGAGCAAACGAACACTATAACTGTCTCTGAGGAGGGATGAGGAAAATGAAACTCTATTACGGAAAGAGCCACCCAAAGCCTAGAACAGGTAGGGACTGTAAAAAGACTGAGTGCGAAAGGCACAAGGATTATTTGGCGTGGAATTGCGGCAACAGTAACTTGACTTTTTGTATGAATTGCAAGCACGCCCATGTATCACAATATAAAAGAGGCCAATAGATATGGCAAATGAATACGGGATTGATCATGAAATTAATCACATAGAAAGGTGCTTCGATGCGTTTGTAGTAAGTGAAGTAGAGAGAGAGATTCAATATCACAAAGGCAAGATTAAATATTCCGCAGAATGCCTAGAAAAACTAGAACAGCAGCTCAAAAACAATAAGCTCGAAGGAGCCTGTCATGAGGAGGATTTATGAAGATACATAAAGCAGACAGACAAAAAGTAAATAGGTATGTTGGATTTGGTCAGTATGAAGATGTACCTGCGCCATTGTGTGTAGGAGCAAAAGCTGTGTATGACGGGAAGTCTTTTTTAATACACAGGCTAAAAACCAAAGTAACTTGCAAGCATTGTTTGAGAAAGCTAGACGCATAACCCCGCTATAAGCGGTTTAGAATGAGGAGGAACGACGAATGAACAATCCGAAAGAGGAAGAAGAAAATGAATAAGTCAAAGATTAAAATGTTTTTTCTTGGGTTGCAGAAGGAGGAGTTATTATGAATACATCATCCCCCCAATTTACAGAACAAGACGTTTTATTTTCGTTCTCTGAAGAGGAAAATCGTGATGCTGCAACGCTTGAAATTTATCTGAAGCAATACCCCGAGTATCGAGAAGCGTTAGTTGCTTTATCTGTTGAGTTAATGGTATCTCCTGTTGACGAAACAGTTCAAGAAGCGAACGTTGTCTCGGAAGAGAGCATTGGGAATGTCTGGTCCAAATTTCAATCCCTATTGAATCCATCAGATCCTGTCTCAATTAGGAGTTCTAGTGTAGAGAATCCCTTGGCAAATTCACCTTATTATTTCACCAGTATACATACCTGCGATGATACTGTGGGAAGAAAGAAATGAAATTAAAGATTATTATTCCCAGTGCTTTCGAGCAATAACATTTAAGGAAATGTAATGTGGGTATTTAGATTAAGCAAGCCAGCTAATGATGCAGCGTTCGATACTCTTGGAAGCGCACAGCGTTATATGTCGGTTTTTGTACCAGAAACAATGGAAGAGAGCCGAGAAGCAAAACAAGTTTTAAAATCAATTAAAAACCTACTTAAAGAAGTCCACAACAGAGAAAGGGGAAGCAATGAATAAGTCAGAAAGTATAAGTAATTTAGCAAAAGCGTTATGTAAAGCTCAGAATGAAATGGGCGGTGCAGTTAAGGATGCAAAGAACCCGTTCTTTAAATCTAACTACGCCGATCTTACAGCGGTCATAAAAGCAATCAAAGAACCGTTTGTTAGTAATGGTTTATCTTACTCGCAGTTTCCTGTTACATCTGAAGGCGGTGGAGGAATAGGTGTTGTGACTGTGCTAATGCACTCTTCAGGCGAATGGCTAGAGTCAGAGTTCTACTTGCCCCTAGCTAAGAAAGATCCGCAAGGCGGTGGTTCAGCGATTGCCTACGCTAGGCGTTATGCTTTACAAGCAATGGCTGGCATTCCTACAGCGGATGATGATGCAGAGGCTGCGATGATGCGGGGAAAGTCACCGGCGAAGTCAAAGGAGCAACTGTACGTACAGGACAAGACAAAAGAGCAACTATGTGGGTTAGCGGTGGACCTCCATTATGATTCTCTACAGTTTATACGCAGAATGCTTATCGACCCTACAAGCGATAATGTAGCGTTAGCTAAAGAAGCCTTTGGCGAGATACCAGAAGAAGATCAACGCGCTATGTGGGTAGCACCAAGCAAGTGTGAAACAGCATTTTTAACAACCGAAGAACGTAAATTACTTAAAGGAGCATAAACAATGATTAAACTTAGTTACGCAGTGCCAGCAGATGAAGAATGCTATACAGCAATGAGGACTATTGATATGTCCGTTGACAGTGAGCAAAACTTGTACGAGATTATTGAGGTGTTTAGTGACTTTTTAAAAGCTAGTGGGTACGCTTTTGATGGTCGAATTGAGCTAATATCTAAAGATGAAGCTGAAGCTGAAGATGAGGTTATGCTTCAAGCAATGGCAGAGTATTATTTTAATTTGTTTGAAAAGTCTGATAAAGATGGGGCAAAGGAAAACAAAAAAGATGTGGAACTATAGAATTGTAAAGATAGGCAACGAAATATCTATTAAAGAGGTGTTTTATGAAAAAAGTAAGCCTATAATGTACGGACCTGCTAGTCTTTCTATAGATTTAGAACTGGAAGAGCCGGTCAAAAATGAAGCATGTCACATCGCTACAATGTTAACTTATATGACGGGTGCAATTAACGCACCAATATTAACTGAAGATGATTTTCCAACTGAAACTAAGCACTAGGAGAGAACTATGACTGATTATGATAACAACAACCGAGGCGCTATCTGGAAAAATGAAGATCGCAAATCAGATAAGCATCCGCAATACAAAGGCAGCATCAATGTTGCTGGCGTAGACTACTGGCTAAGTGCCTGGAAGGGCAACAAGGATAATCCTAAAGCCCCTGCGCTAAGTTTAAGTGTTCAGGCTAAGGATGAGCAGGCCAAGCCTGCTAAAGCTGCTGCAACACCAGCAGATGACTTTGACGATGATATGCCCTTTTAGTAATGGCCGCTAAAAAGAAAGCAAAAACTTCGCAAGAGTTACGTAAGGAAGCACTCAAGCTTATTCAGAAGCTGGTTAGGTTGTTGGAGTCTGATGACAATGGGTATTGTACTTGCGTAACCTGTGGAGTTACAAAGAAGTGGAACGAAGGGATGCAAGGCGGTCACTTTATCCCCAAAGGCTCTAGCAGCTACTGGGCTTTAGAGATTGATAACATTCATCCCCAGTGCGCTTATTGTAATCAATTCGGTATGGCTCATGGTGTTGCTGCTCAGAATTATACAATCTACATGCAAGAACTTTTTAGCAAAGAGTTTGTTGAGCAAATGCTTGCAGACGCAAAGAAGCCGAAGAAGCTTTACGCTGCTGACTATAGAGATATGATCGAAGATTTTAACGAACGAATACTTAGACAATTAGAGAGAATAGGGCAATGATTTCAGTTATTAGCATTACCGCAGATGATCCAACTTCACAAAAATCTTTGATGGCAGAGTATTTGCCAGAAGATAAGACTTTAGTTTTAAGTATTGATGGGTACGAACAACCTTACACGTTTACTATAACCGAGAGTGCAACAGCTATTACTATAGGTAAGTTCTTATGTGAGTGCGGGATTGACATTGATGAATTTGAGGATGAGCTTGATAGTCTTCTAACGGATCTATAGGTTTACTTACGACATTGGGGAGTTGAACCTCCTTGGGTAGCGCTGGCCTACCTTATCCCCAAAGCCAGCAACTAACTAATTAGCGAGAGATATAATGACTGATAACGTGAATCACCCCCCACACTACACCAAAGGCGACATAGAGACTATCGACTACATCGTTGATGTTCTTGGCACACAGGGCGCTATAGATTACTGTCACGGCAATGTACTTAAATATACTGGCGGTAGGCTTATGAACAAAGGGAACTGCATAGAGGATACGCAGAAGGCTATCTGGTACTCTAATAAGATGATCGAGTTGCTAGAGAAGAAACATAAAGACGACGACGAAGATTATTTAAACTGCTACACTCGTACTGTTAGTACCAATCCACCAGTTAAAATAAGCTACTAGAGGCAGTTATGGGTAAAGGATCAAAGCCAAGACCTATTGACATAGGCAGAGAAGAGTTTAGTAAGAAGTTTGATGGGATAGATTGGAGTAACACGAAGGAAGGTTCTTTAGAAAAGAAAAAAGCCTCCAAGAAGAATGAAAATAAGATTCTTCCCAGAGGCCGTAAGACTAAGGAGTAGCAGGTTTATTCCTGCTCGTCCGTTCCTAGTAGAGTAGTTGCATTATCTGGACTGACTCTGCTTAGCATTTTCAAGAACATATTACCGATCTCATCTAGCTCAATAAGACTAGGCTCTCTTTTACTAGCAATCTCAGTAATATCATCAAGCAAGCTATCCGTAATGTTTGGATCAGTGATGTAATCTACCATGCCTTTATAGTAGTTTCTTCTCTGCGCTGCACCTACCATTTTAAGAGCAACACCAGTTTTACCAAAAGAGCCACCAGATATAGAACCTGTAGGATCTGTCTTGCTAAACACTTTTTCTAGTGGAGAGTTTTCCATAGCGCCAAGAACAATTCTTAACTGCGCTGCTTTTTTCCGTGCTGGATGATTATCCCCAAGCTCTCTAAGAAGGTCATCAAAATCCTTTTGAGATTTTAATGTTGATCTAAAGAACTGAACAGAACTAGGAATCGCCTCTCCAACCTCATCAATTGCTCCGCCCTTAATTTTTGATATTCTTTTCTCAAGGTTACTTCGTGCAAAGTTTAACGAGGCCTCTCTTCGTCCTAAAGCATATTCTGGCGATGCAGAGTCAACAAAATCCATTACCTCTTTTAGGGAGTTATTCATGTACCGACCAACTCTGCCAATCTTGCCATTATTAGCGCTAGCTATAGTGCTAACTTCTTCTTTGACGAACTTATTAAAGACATCCATAACGGATAGAGAAACATCATTCAATACGTCATCCGCTACAGCAACACCGTTTGCGTTATCAATAAGAGCTTGTCCACCACGGAGTTTCTTTATTTCCATCTGAGCTATTTTTGAAGCCCTAGAGTTTCCTGTTAGCATATCATCAAGTGATTCGCTAAGGATGTCATCGTTACGAACTTTATTAATAAGGCTTTTTGGTAGAGGTAGTGCAGCTATTGCCTGATAACCTTCAGTTATTGCTTGCGCTCGTCTTGCCCCATCTTTACCAGTCTGAGGTGCAATATCTTCAGCAAGTTCTTTAATAGTTTTCTGTACAGTTCTTTCTCTGCCCTGAAGAGCTATTTGCAAATCTAAAGCGCTCTTGTCGTCAAGTCGAATACCTTTTTCAGCATCTTGTAATTGAGCTAACGTCTTTGTTCTTTCAGCAGGGCTTAGGAAAACCCCAATCTCTTCTGCTGCTGCATCTAATTCTTTTTGTTCAGCTTTAGATACCAAGGCTTTAAACGGATCTTCTATTTCTAACCTACCACCTTTCTGAGAAAACATTCTAGGCCAGTCTACAAATACATTCTTTACTCCGCCAGCAGCTAGAGGTAATCCACCGCCCAAGACAGTACCAAGGGCAATATTCTCTAACCTATCACCTGAAATAATATCAGCATCTTCAGTTGGCGCAAATACACCAGAAAGTCCGCCGCCAGCCGCACCCGCTAAAGTTTTACGAAGTAATCCTCCAGCAACGCCGCCAGGAATTACCATTGTTGGTAGGACTTCCCCTACAAACTTAGCTCCCTTAGTGATTGGCATTTGGCCTACTTTAGACTCATCAAACGTTTTACGCTGAAGGTTAATATCTTCAGATAACTGCTGTCTCGTTTCCGGCTCAACTAATCCAAAAGTATCACCAACAGAAGCACCAATCTTTAAGCCTTCCTGACCAAGACTTCTTGCGCCTTGACCTAAGCCTGAAACAACTTGCTCAGTAACACTTGGGTCTTGTAGCTCTTCGATCAAATCAACACGCATAAGGTTAATTGCACGTCTATCATCCATCTTGCCAGCTTTAGGGGCGCTAAGATTATCTCGCTTCCATAATTCTATTTCCGCAGGAGAGAACTCTCTTTTTAATATTGCTTGTCGTAAATCATCTTCGCTAGGTTCTGATGCTGCCGCTTGAACTTGAGCACTAAAATCATCTACAGGAGCTGGAATTGTAAGTCTATTACTTACCTCGTTAAATATGGCTTGCTGCTCAGGAGTAAAAGATCCAGACCTTTTTCCTAACTCTTCTAAGATTTGCTCTTGTGACATCTGTTATTGCCCTGCTGTTGACTGCATTAATTGTAACAATAAGTCTTCTGTTGATACGTCTTTATAAACTGGATTACCTATAGCTTCTGCATTTGCAGGAGATAAAACTCCAGTAGTAGATTTAAGGTCTTGAAGTGTACCCTTTTCTGTTCCATACAATAACTGAGCTTGCTTAGATATAGGTTTAAAAGGAACTGTCTCGTATCTATTCTTGCTTTGCTGGGTAATGAAGGCTGGAGTCTTGCCTATATCTTTAAAAGTTGATGCGTAACCTTGAACTTCATCATTAAACTTATTTCTCGAATAATTAGCAGCTCTTCGTTTAGCGTCAATAGCGTACCTAATAGTTTCTTCAGTTAAAGCGATTGTACCGCCTGTAACTTGTTTAGCAAACCTAACATCGTTATCGGATAAGCCTGTGCCGCTACCAAGAACACCTGAAGATAGCAATTCAAGTACATTCTCTCCAAGAACTTGAGCTAACCCCTCAGATGCGTCAACATCCTTTTCAAAGTCACCAACACCAAAGAACCCAGCTAACTTTTTAAGACCTAAAACGCCCTCTGCAAATGCCCCTGTTTCGGCTCCGCTATTTAGAGCGTTTTCGGCTCTCTGTGCTGATGCAAGCCAGTTCCTAGACTTGTCTGCGTTCTCTTTTAGCGTCTTAACATCAGCGACAATCGCTTTGGTGCTTTCTCTGTCTAAGTCTATAGGAGCGTTGGCCCCTGTTAATTCTTTTATTTGATCAGTTATAGTGTTCGCAAGCTCTAAATTGCCAGATTTTCTAGCTTCTTCACGCTCTCCAAAAAGCTTTACTACTGGAGATGGTGTAGGAGATTTACCCTGTGAAAGTCTTTGCTCTTCTACAAT